CCGTTTCTGTACGGTCTTCTTCAACGTCTATCACCTCTGTAGGTTCCGGTTTCTCTCCGTGCTCCTCAAACCATTTCAAGCCTTCCAAATATTTCTTATTTGGGTCATAGAACAGACCGGAAGTCTCATATGCCACCTGTGGATGGATCTTGTCATTGTTCAGCATTGCGATGAGTACCTGTGCCTTGGTAGCCATGTTCTCGTAGTGCTGTCTTGTGTAGTCAATGTTGATTGCCCGGATGGGAAGATCCAATTTGCCAGTACCTTCACAGATTTCCAGCATCAGCTTGATAGCAGTGTATTCGGAACGGTCGATGTTCTTTTGGTCACCAAGAGCAGCTTCGTATGCACCTTCCCAACCATTGCGGTATACAACTGCAAGACCATTGTCTCCACCTGTTGCGGAGTTCTCTGCGGTATTTGGCAGTGAAGCAATGGCACGGATAGCAGACAGCAAATCCTCTTTCAAGGTCTGTGTATTGGACTGGTCGAGTTTCGTGGCAATCTGCTCCACAGATGCTTTGTTCTCATTGGAAATCAGTTCGATAAGACCCATTTCCTTGATTTGGTTTGCGGTCATTCCTTCCGGCAACTTACAGTTCACAAGGACAAGAAGTGTCTGTATTGCCTGTTCGACACCGTCCATACGGTTGGAATCCAGGTTATTGATGGCATCGCATAACGGCAGGACTACCTCGGCACTGCTCATGCGGTCTTCACCACATGGATATTCGATGATGGGGAGTTCGGAAAGCGGATAAGGGTCATCCCTTAATACCTGGCTGTTTTGGATTTCAAAGAATTTATTTCCACTCGGATTCTTGACATATACAGACCATGTCTGCACTCCGTCCGAATCAACGGTCACATACCAACACATCTTCGGTTCATGTGGGATTCTCGTGGTATACGCAACCCCGGTGCAACGGGGGTCTAACGTGGTAATCTTAAACGGGGATTCCCCTTCAGCTTCAGCAGCTTTCGGCAGGACAAGACGATAGGCAGTACCGCAGATGTTGTACCACTTGATAAGATGGTAATCTAAAGTCTCTTTACCCTCTAAACGGCAGAAGTCATTCAACTGGTCTACTGCATCTGCATACTTCTGTGCATTGGCACTGTACTTGATCGCATCTCCTGCAAGATACTGTGTGTGGAAATCGACTACTTCACGGAATCTGTTCTCAACGATTTTGTTGAGTATGAAGTCATTAAACTCCTTCGTACGGTACAGGATGTCCTGTTTGCCCCTGTAGTAGTTCCACAGATAATCAATCTCACTGCGATTCTTGTCGAAATCACCAGTCAAACGTCCGATGACTTCGAGTATGTTGTCTTTAGTTATCTCATCGACCGATGTATATAATGTTTTTCGTCCGAATAATTCCATATTCATCAAAAAAGGCAGTCTATCCCCGTTAAGGAACAGACTGCCGTTAGTCTCTTACACTGATTCGCTATCAGTGCGTATACTTTGTTTTGCGTGAGATTTCCCGGATTACGATTCCGTATTTTCCGACAAACACTTCTGCCGTATTCTTCCGGTCTAAAATCTCTTGTAAGACAGTGATAGCTTTACTATCACATAAAATATCACATTTAGCCTCTTCATGCAACATTTTACCATGCTTTTTTTCTAACATTTCCACTGGTCTAGAACCACCTCCTGTGTACAGTTATGGTGTTTGTTTCAAAACTCTGTGCAAAGTCTGACAGCATTGCGAGGGCATCCGGTACATCATCTTTCTTTGTCTTACTGACATGCGAGAACCCACACAGCAGCTGCATAGCCTTGTCATACTCTTTCGTGCGTTTATCCGTTGCCCGGAATAAGCAGTGCGACTTCACCCACATACTGCCAACGATGATACGGGTTTCCTTGTTCTGTGTGGAATACTTCGTGGTGATGGAGCATGTTCCACCCTTGCCCTTCACTGTATCGTCCACCTCTTTCGCTATCCTACCCCCGGCAGCGTTACTTTCAAAACGGCACATCTTTACATGGTGCTCCATCAGCTTTGTCGCTATCTTCGGAACGGTAACGTCCGGTGTCGCATCATCGCACACGAAATCCTCAATGTAATATTTATCCCCATACACATATGCCACTGGCATCACGCAGTCATCTGTACCCTTGTCTTTCGTGTCAACAACTGCTATCACCGCATCCGGGTCTGTACCAGGCAGTTCATAGTAGTAGTTCAGTTCTTTGCTGTCATACAGAAGACCCTCCCTCTCGATAGGTTCGTTCTGATACAATGCCCTCCAGGACAGGTCATCCATAGTGGATTTAATCTGCATGTATCTCTCCGTGCTGAACCCTATGTCTCCACCATAGTCAAAGTTGCTCTCACCGTTCTCATTCAAGGCACTGAAGTGCAGGAACTTGGCTTTAGGGTCACCTTCGTACTCCCTCTCTAACCGTCCTAAAACGTCCCACACACTCCACCGGGTCATCACGCAGAGTATGGTGCAAGTACCTTCGATCCTCTGCATGTAGTCTGTCGAGAAGCTCCGAAAGACCTTGTCCAGTCTGTCCCTGTTCAGTGCAGTCTCAATATTGGGTATCAAGTCATCCAAATACAACAGTGATTGTGCTCTTACTTTTCCTGCAAGGCTAGAACCCATACTCCCAAACTGATATGTCGAGAACCTCTTTGCCTGGTCTAGATCAATCTTCAAGTCCTGTGCGTTCGTCCGCACCAACATCCGCTCCGGGAATATCTCCCTAAAGTTGTATTCATCCGAACCTACCATCCGCAGTGCCTCTCCATAGTTGTCCTTCAAGATTGCCTCCGAATGACTGCCCATCAGCATTGCCTTGTCCGGTACTCTCCCGGCAGTGAATGCCATGAAGAAGTTACCCAAACCAGTCTTCCCTACTCCAGGTGGAGCAGCTATACCAAGTATCTTTAACTCATGGTCATTAAGCCTCTGCATCTCATCAACGATAGGCTTTAACTGTCTCCTTCTCGGCAGATAGAACTTGTTCGTGCGATCCCATTCCATTGCCAGGATGAAATCATCAAAGATGTCTTTCCCCGTCAGCATGTAGCTTTCCCTCGCCCGGCTCATCGTCTTTTCATCAACAGGTAGCGTGTTCAGCCACATCCGAAAGTCCCTTACCGTATCGTAATCATTCCATGTCTCCCAAAGATACCGCATGCACTCATACGTATTGTCTAACTGCTCTCTACCATGCTCTTTATATACCATGTACGCTTCTTTCAGTTCGTCATCCCTCAATCAGATACCCCCTTTTTGCTTATTAAAAAATTTTCAGACACGGACTATAGAATGACATTTCCTTCCTGCCTCTCTTCATGTACACTCATAGTGTGCTTCATCAACTACTTTAGCCATTTGTTTGTTTTAGGTGTAATACACAGTTGTCCTTTCTCCTTTTGTTTTCACACATGAAGCACACAAGTACCTCCGGGCAGTGACACCATAACCCCTCGCACACCGTCACTGCCCTTTCTTTATGCAAAGATTTTAGCATCTATTGTGATAGTTCGTCTATCACTATCAATGTCACTTTTTGCCCTTTTTGTTTTTTAGAAAATTTTAGAGAGCAGCTTTCTCCTTGCAGAAAAAGATGCCCTTTTGTATTTTCGAGTTGCTTGGAGGAACAGGAAAAGAGGGATTTTTGGAATTTGCGAATACTGAAGGGGGTAAACACGCCCCCTCGGGAAATCTCTATATCCCCTGTCCCCTTGTCTTTTGGTGCTTTTCTGCTGTTAAATCATCCCCAAAATATAAATATTACTTGATTATAGCAGTTATTGTATTTACGGATGCATGGGGGTTATAAGAAAAAACCCTGGATTATCAATGTTTTCCGGGTATATTAGTTTTAATTAAACTATGGAAAAAAGTTTTGTTTAACGAATAGTTAATGATGGACGCACAATATTAGATCCATAGGTGATATCATCTTTTAGCCTGGGTTATGAGGGTGTGAAAAATGACTGTGCTATATGTAGTATAACAGATGGAACAGACGGCCGGGGTTATCTTTTTTCCGGTTCCTGGACAGAATATATATATGGGATGCAAAGAAATATATAATAAAAGAATGCTGATATATGATAACTGGAAATAAA